CAGCTATTTTTGAACTTATTTCATTGACATCTGCAAAGGTATCAGTTGGTTCTGGAGGTGTAAAAGCAATTGTACAAAAATTTGATAATTATGTTGGTAGTTCTGCATTTAGGGAATTATTAACCGGTGCTAAGAAAACAGGTGAATATCTTGTTGATATGGATGCTTTTGGTAAACTTAATAACTTCCAAAAATGTTTAACATTAGTCGCTTTTGATGTTTTTGGTCCAAAACTTTATGATTATATTCTTGAAGTTTTTCAAAAATACCTACAACAGCTTGTTGATTCTGCAGATTCTGGTGGTCCTAGTTGGTTATCTACAATCATAAAGAATGGTGATTATTTGTTGAGAACAATTTTAAAATTTTTAGGTGTTGCAAAAGTAATAAATCCAAGAATACCGAGAACTTAAATAAAATTAATATGCCATTACCAAAGAAAATAAAAAAAAATATACCATTAACTGAACCAAAGATTCTTTTGGAAAGAAGGAAAGAATTGGTTGATAAGATTAACCAAGATGGTACTTACTTACCCAAGTCTTTATTACACGCAGATTTGGATGGCGGTTTTTTGGATTTTGTTAAGAATGAATTAAAAACTATTGTTGATGGTAAAGTTATACCAACAATTGATATATTAATGACAACTCAAAATTGGGCACAATTTACTGAAACTTGGGATATACAAAATTTGGATAATAATGTTGAACCTCCATTTATTACAATTGTGAGAGTTCCAGAAGTAAAGTATGGAACAAATCCATCAACACAGTATACAATACCAAACAGAAGACAATTTTTTTACGCTCAAGTTCCAACTTGGGATGGTAATAGAGTTGGTATGGATGTTTATAAAATACCACAACCAGTACCAGTAGATATTACATTTCAAGTGAAAATTGTTTGTAATAGAATGAGAGAATTAAATCAATTTAATAAAGTTGTAATTGAAAAATTTTCATCATTACAAGCATATCAAGTTATAAAAGGACACTATATTCCAATTAAGATGGGTAATATATCTGATGAATCTGTAATGGATATGGAAAAGAGAAAATATTATATTCAAAGTTATGAATTTACAATGTTGGGATTTTTAATAGATGAGAATGAATTTGAGGTTAGTCCAGCAATTAGTAGAGTATTACAAGTATATGAAGTTGATACTAGAACAATTAGCCGAGGGAAATCAAATAAAATACCTAACGACCAAATTAATTTAACCGCATTATTTAAAATTGGTAATAACGTTATAAGTGAAAATTTTGATTACACCACAGATTTAACAATAACTAATCTTAATAATATTGATAGTTATGATGTTTATATAAATAATGAATATTATGGTGTTGATGTTAATGTAATTAATGTTAATACTGGTGATGTTGTAAAATTCGAAGTGGTTAAATTAAATCCTTTAAATGAGGGTACGATTCAAATCGTTAGTAAAATAATTTAACTATCTCCATAGATATCTTTTTTTTCCTTACATTTTTCAACAATAAGCCTTTCTAAGAATCTATACATTTTAATTCCATTTTTGTCACAATAGTTTTTTAATATATTGTGAACTTCAAGGGATATCTTTAAATTCTTTATTTTTTTAACCTCTTTATTCATAGTAGAAAAAAGGTAGAATTTATTCTACTCAATTTATATATACATATCATAAAGTAAAGTATTTTGTTCTTTTGTCTAATATTTATCTAAAAATAAATTATTTAAATATTAAAAGAAATGGCAAATACTAAAGTTTTCGTATCACCTGGTGTCTATACATCAGAAGTTGATTTAAGCTTTGTATCTCAAAGTGTTGGTGTTACAACATTAGGTATTGTTGGTGAAACTTTAAAAGGGCCCGCATTTGAACCTATTTTTATCACAAATTTTGATGAGTACACAGCTTTTTTTGGTGGAACTTCACCTGAGAAATTTATTAACACACAAATACCAAAATATGAGGCAGCATATATTGCAAAGGCATATTTACAACAATCAAACCAATTATTTGTAACAAGAATATTAGGTCTATCAGGGTATGATGCTGGACCTTCTTGGTCAATAACAACTGTAGCTAATGTAAATCAATCAACGGTTGATTTTTATTGTACTAGTTCTGTAACTGATTTTAATTTATATCAAACTTGTGACCCCGTTTGTGTCGATTATGAAGTTTTTGATTATGATATTGATTTTTCAGGTTGTACTAATAGTCAAGGTAGTATTGAGTTTTTATCAACATTACCACAATATATTATTGATAAAATTGATTTACCATATGAACAATTTAATGGTTCAGTTACAACGCTACGTCAAAGTATGTTACAACAAATATTTGATGTGATGAACGAACCAACAACTGAAGATGAATCAATATATTATTATGGACCTATATCAGGTAGTGATTATAGTTATCTTTTTTCAACTGGGTATACAGCAGAAACTAATGTTTTCCAAGTTGATAACGTTGACGCTAGTTTAATTGATTACACTGCACCAATTAATGATCCTTGGTATTATGCTTTGTTTGACCATCAAGGTTCTAATTCATTATATACTGGATTTTCATTCTATTCAGTAGTATCAGGATTAACATTAATCCCTGTGACAACGACAACTACATTACCAACACCTACAGTTACACCAACACCAACAAATCCTTGTGTAACTCCGACACCAATAACAACAACTACCACTACTGCTCCAGTTGTAGTTAATTGTTATACTGGTAAGTTGATTGGTTCAATTTATGTGTTCTCAGGTACAGCATATACTAATTACGATGATTTGGTTATCGCAACATTACGCTCAAGAGGTCTCGCGACATATAGTACTGATAATGGTGTCGTTTATGAAGTTTCAGGTTTAACAGATGTGACTTTAGATTGTACTGGTTCTTTTTCAGCTGTAACTAAAAATCCATACGCAATATTTGGTGTAAATGTTACAAGTAAGGATGGTGACACTTATTTCTTTGAAACATCATTCTCTAATTCAGATGTTAATTACATTGGTAAAGTTTTTGGTTATTCTAATTTCTCAAAACCAAGAACAGTTGTTCCTCTTTTCTTAGAGGAGAGATTCCAAAGTTTATTAAACTATGGTTATAGAAAAGGTTATATTAGAGGTTTGAATTGTGAATTAATTACTTTAGATAGTGCAAGAAGTGAAAGCTCAACATCTATTGGTTGGTATTTAGAACAATATCAATCGCCAAAATCACCTTGGGTTGTTTCTGAATTAAGAGGTAATAAAGTATTTAATCTATTTAAATTTATTACAATAGCAGATGGGGATAGTGCAAATACTGAGGTTAAAATCTCAATTGCTAATATATCATTCAATAATGGTACATTTGATGTGTTTGTTAGAGATTTCTTTGACAATGATTCAAATCCAGTTGTTATTGAAAAGTTTACTAATTGTTCAATGAATCCAAGTGAGAATAGTTTCATCGCTAAAAAAATTGGTACTAGTGATGGAGAATTCCAATTGAATTCAAAATATATTATGTTAGAAATGAATGAAGACGCACCAATAGATGCTCTACCTTGTGGATTTGAAGGTTATACATTTAGAGAGTATTCTGGAGCGAAGTCACCATTCCCAATTTATAAAACAAAATATGATTTCCCTGGTGAAGTTATATACAACCCACCATTTGGTACTTCAACAGGTACTGATGATATTAGTAGGAGTCCTGGAGATAATGTTAGAAGAACTTATTTAGGTTTTTCAGATACTATTGGTGTTGATGTTGATTACTTAAGTTATAAAGGTAAACAAAACCCAATTGATTTGTGTAATGCAACATCTAGTAACGATTGGGCGTTTAAGTCACAAGGTTTCCATATGGATAAAAATGCTTCGGCAATAACAATATCTAATTTCTTTACAACAAGTGGAACATCTGCCTTCCAAGTAGGTTCAGCTGAATTCACTTCTGACCCTGATAATGAATCTAATCCATATTATAGATTATTTGCACGTAAGTTTACACTTGTAGTTGCTGGTGGTTTTGATGGATGGGACATATATAGAGAATCTAGAACGAATACTGATAGATTTAGATTAGGTGGTAATGGTTACTTAAAAGGAGCTTGTCCTACATTAAGATACCCAACAGCTGAAGGAACATTTGGTGCGTTTAAACGTATTGTTGTAGGTAATAATAGAGAAGATTTTGCAAATACTGACTATTATGCTTATTTATTAGGTCAACAAACATTTGCAAATCCTGAAGCAGTTAATATTAATGTATTTGTAACTCCAGGTATTGATTATGTGTATAACTCAAATCTTGTCGAATCAGCAATAGAAATGATTGAATTTGATAGAGCTGACTCAATTTATATTTGCACAACACCTGACTACAATATGTTTGTTCCTACAATTGTTGGAAACACTGATTTAATTTATCCACAAGAAGCTGTTGATAGTTTGGAAGAAAGTAATATAGATTCAAACTATACCGCAACTTATTACCCTTGGATATTAACTAGAGATACTGTAAATAATACTCAAATTTATATCCCACCAACTGCTGAGGTTTGTAGAAACTTGGCTTTAACTGATAACATTGCTTTCCCTTGGTTTGCTGCGGCAGGTTATACTCGTGGTATTGTAAATGGTGTTAAAGCCAGAAAGAAACTTACTCAAGAAGATAGAGATACTCTTTACAAAGGAAGAATTAATCCAATTGCTACATTCTCTGATATTGGAACTGTTATTTGGGGTAATAAAACAATGCAAATTAGAGAGTCGGCTTTAGATAGAATCAATGTAAGAAGATTATTACTTCAGGCTAGAAAACTCATTTCAGCAGTTTCAGTAAGATTATTATTTGAACAAAATGATGCTAAAGTAAGACAAGATTTCTTGGATGCGGTTAATCCAATTCTTGATGCTATTAGAAGGGATAGAGGTCTATATGACTTCCGTGTTACAGTATCATCAGACCCAGCTGATTTAGATAGAAATCAAATGACAGGTAAGATTTATATTAAACCAACAAAATCTTTAGAATTTATTGATATTACTTTCTATATCACCCCAACCGGGGCATCATTTGAAAATATTTAAAAGTTATCTAATATTTATTGGGGGAGAATAATCTCCCCCATTTTTTTATAATTACAATATTTATTAATATGAGAAATTTAATACGAAGAATTTTAAGAGAACAATCAGAAATTCCTATGAAGTATTATGCTTTTGATTGGGATGATAATCTAATGTATATGCCAACACAAATTTATTTATTAGATGATGATGGTGAAGAAGTTGGTATGGGTACTGAAGATTTTGCTGAACACAGAACAGAAATAGGTAAAAAACCTTTTGATTACAAAGGTTTTACAATTGTTAATTTCGCGTCTGACCCTTTTAGAGATTTTAGAACTAATGGTGATGGTAAGTTTTTAAAGGATGTTATGAGTGCTCAATTGGCTGAAGATGCCGCTTGGCCTGACTTTGTTGAGGCAATTAATAGTGGTTCTTTATTTGCGATAATAACAGCAAGAGGACATAGACCTAACACATTAAAAAGTGGGGTATTAAAATTAATTAATTCAAATAGAGGTGGAATTGATTCTGATGAATTATATGATTCTTTAGTTAAAATGAGAAAAAATGCAGGAGAAAAACCTAAAGATAAAGAAACTGAAATAAAAAAATATTTAGACTTATGTAGATTTTATCCAGTTTCATATGGTGAAGGTTCTGTCACCAATCCTGAAGTTGCTAAAATATCAGCAATGAATAAGTTTATAACATATGTTAAAGCTCAAGCTGAAAAACTTAATCTTAGATTATCAAAGAATATTGAAAATGGAATTGCTAATAAATTTGT